AAAATTGATAGAGGAAGGAAAACCCTAGAAACCCTGAAGTTTGTTAAAACTTGGGAGACTATGGTCCTTCGACTAGCAAGATTATGTTTAGACTCTTCATCACAATCATGTGTAGAACCCGGTGGACTCGTATATAGTAAACAGTTTATCAAGCTGTTTAGCCATAATGGTCTAGCCTACGCTCTTAAGTATTTTAAAGAGTGTAGACAAGCTATATACAAATACACTAGTGGTGACCCTGTCTTTTCATCAAGTATTGTTTCATTAACAAAAGATGGAATTCCAGTCTTTTTACAAGATTGGATCCCTTTAATAAGGTTGAAGGATAAAACCTCCATACGAGCAGTACTTAGCATCCTACAAATAGGAAGGCTATTTACTGGCGTTGGATCGTTAGATACTTCAAGCATTACTAAAGACTATACTGGTCAGGAAACCAATGTGGTTATACCTGATTCAGTAATTGAATCATTTGTTAATGAGATGAACTTGAGAATAGACGAGATTCCAGAACCAGAGTTCTATCTAAGATCATCAAAAGGTCCTAGTGGACCTGCGATGGCTTCCATTTGTAAAGAAGCAAAGGATCTTGATATAAGGTTATATAACCTTATTACCAAATTCCTTACTTCTGAACAAAAAGAAATCTTAGATCAGATGAGAGCTGACAATATTCATAATCCACCTGATCTCCAAGAACTTTGTGATAATTCTAACTTAGTTAGGAAAATCACGGTTGTTGAAGATAAAGAGGGTAAGAATAGGGTCATTGCCATACTTGATTATTGGTCACAGATTGTTTTAAGGCCACTGCATCAACAACTTATGTTGAAGATCGGTACCCTCAAACAAGATGGAACTTATGATCAAGTTGGGGTAGTCCATAAACTCCGTAAAGAGGATATGTATTACTCCATGGACCTAACATCTGCAACAGATAGACTTCCTCGTAATTTACAAGAAAGACTATTGTCTAAGATATTAGGTTCAGATGACAAGGCGAATGATTACATGAGTATTCTCACTAGTTTTCCATTCACTACAAGAGATGGTGAAACCATCAACTATAGTGTTGGTCAACCGATGGGAGCTTATGCATCATGAGCGCTCTTATCACTTACACATCATCTTATAGTATATGAATCATTAAGGAGAAGTAATTCTCCAGATGATTCATACATATTATTGGGTGACGATATAGTGATATCTGGTACTGAACCGTCAACCCATTACAAGGAGATCATTGAATCACTAGGAATGGAGATCAATTTAACAAAAACATTGAGAAGTAAAACTTCCTTTGAATTTGCTAAACGATTCTTCATTAATGGTGAAGAATGATCACCTCTTCCCATTGGTCAATTAAAACATGCTAAATCTCAATATTGAGATATAGTTGGTTTTATTGAACAATGTGAGGATAGGGGTTGACGTTTCTCTGCCCAAAGTGCAAGAAGTGCACTTTGTGCTAGTCTCTTTAAAGGATGACCAAGTAGAAAGGCCTACTATCTAACTAAGTTAGTTAATAAGTACTACTACTCAATTAATCCTTGAAAAGATAACTGGCATGTTGATTTTCATTGAAAACTTGATAAATATATCAACTCTGAGACATGAAATCTCGGATGTTCAACATCTGAAGATTTTAAGGTACAGTACATACTTGAATTGTTTATACATGTCACTATGGAATTCATCCATAATAACATTGTTAAACAAATCAAGGGGTACAATACCTACGCTCAGGGTGATTATTATCAAAGATTCAAAAGTGATAATCCTGATATAGGATACCATCCATTGATAAGCATTTTGCATAAAATTGCATCAAGCTTATCTCAGGTTGAATATTCTGTATCAAGTGACCCTATTCAAGAAACTGAGAAATATTATAAGATGAAGGTTAGTCTTAAAGACTTTACACTTCTTCCTAATGATATATCAAAGGTCTTGAATATGTCAAATCACTCGAAAACTCAACGGGCAAGGGCCTATCTGAGTAACAAGTTAGAGAAATTAATTCTTGAACTTGATGCTCAGAGGAATGTGGCATTATCAAGTAGTGAGGATGTATATGATGAATAATCATCATTACTTCCTTATTACTTATAATGCTTTGGAGCTTGCTTCTCGGAGAGGTTTTATCTTTTCGACGCAAACCAAACTTCCTCATTCCACATGGCTGTGGTCAGAGCCTTATCTGATCTGCTAGTCGATAGACTATGCCTCCTTAGGCCTGCC